ATGCTGGGTCAGATATTAGATCAATACAGCAAAAACAGCACCGATGAGAATATAGAAAAGACGCCGCCCAAGGGGGACAAGGGCGGCGCCTGTGCCGCGGGTAGCTACTTCCCAACCGTTGTTAAAGACGGATGGCCGCAGCAGGATCAGGATACTTCTACTCGGCCGCTTCCCGCAACCCCTCGGTCGCAGAAGCCGCCCAGCGACCGCTATCCAGGTGTACGACTCGACCGGCCTTCCGCATCGCATTGAGAGCGTTCGAGACGGACATCTCCCCGGCCTTGTCGCCCTTGACTCCAAGCGCATCAAGCAGCTCCCCGCGCTTCATGCCGTTGGGTGATTGGCTGAGCTGGGTCATTATCCCTTCACGCCGGCTGCCGCGGCGGGCATGCGTCGTCGCGCTGCCGCGAGCAGGTTGCACCGCCTTTCCGGTTTTGACTGCCTCGTAGGCGGCGATTGCGGCGAACTCAGTATCGATCATATCGATTCTGTATTGCCACTGCGCCAATTCATGATGAGCAGCCGCGCGCTTCTCTGTGAGGCGGGCGCGCTCGCTCTCGATGTACTCTGCGAAATTCACGCTGTCGGACATGATCGCTCCTATGGTTGTGTGCCGCTGCAATATGTTACCATCCATCATGCAAAACAACACCGAAAGACATCAAATGAAGACAAGTGCCGCCGGAAAAGCCCTCATCGACAGGAATGAGGGTGACAAGCTAGTCGCCTACTTAGATCGAATTGCCGACCCGCCGGTCTGGACAATCGGACGGGGATGCACCGGGCCTGAAATTTACGAGGGCTTAGAGATAACGCAGGCGGAGTCCGATCGGATGTTCGACGGCCGGCTGGCCCGTGAATTTGAGCCCGGAGTGATGGCAGCTATCGGTGACTCGCCGACCACTCAGGCGCAATTCGACGCAATGATCAGCCTGGCATGGAATATCGGTATCGGCGGCTTTGCGAGATCGAGTGTCGCCAGGCTACATAAGGCGGGTGATTATATGGCGGCGGCTTCTTTCTTCGCGCTATGGAACAAAAGCGGCGGCAAGGTGATCGACGGGCTCGTGCGAAGACGCAAGGAAGAGGCGGATCTATATCTATCAGGAGGAACTGGACTGGCTCCGGCACCATCGCCAGAACCCGCACCATCATCGCCCATCAGCCATGATTACCTCCTTGTCCTGCAGGCGTTCATGCGAGCCAGCGGCGACTACATCGGCGAAATCGACGGGATTGATGGGCCGCTAACATGGGCCGCTGTCGATGCCGTTCGACAGAGGACTACGCAATGAGCGACCCACTACCTCCGAACCCTGGGCCATGGTGGGCGCCGCCTGATCGATCACCCCCGACGCCTATGCCGTGGTGGGTGCTACCTGGACTCGCTCTGATTGCGGAAATAATTTTTTCTGCCGGCCTGGCGCTAGCCTTCATTCGCGGGAATGAGACGCAGCAGACGACCATGCTCACTGCCGCGATCGGACTATCCGCGACGGCATTTGGGTTTTTTTATCAATCGTCTCTCGGCAGCAAGCAGGCAGCGGCGACGATTGCCGAGAAACTCAACGGCGCCTCGCAAGATAAACCTGTCGCGATTGCGGTTAGTGGTGTGAACGAAGATAGAAAATAAGCATGAGGAATATTTTTATGCGGAATCCGAATTATCGATGACAATTCCGGCGCGCTCAAGGTCCTCAAGACTGACGAGATCGTTCGGAAGATCGGATAAAGCTACCATGGTGTAATAAATGGTTCCGTCTTTCACAAATGTAGAAACAATCACATGAGTATCCCGAATCTCTTTTCCAATACAACGTGTTATAGTCATCTCGTTTTTTGGAATCCGATACATATTAAGTAATGCGCGGAGACGTGGGGATAGGTCAGACGACGCCAAAATCTCCCGAACATTCGTAAGGATTTGCCCTATTCGACTCATACCGCGCCGAAGTTCTTTCACATCATCAGTCAACCTAGAATTTATTTCTTTCTGATCAGGGTCAGAAATGTGACCTATCGATCTACACTCTACCATGGCTTTATAAACAGACCGGACAAGGCTCCAATGGTCAGAATCCAAAGACAAACCGTCTTCCAAGGCGGCCACGCCAGACTCGATCATCTCCCGCGTGATCTCAATCTCGCAATTCTCCCTGTCGTCGTCGCGCTCGCAATTTCTTGCGGAGTCTATCGGCGATGCCATGCTATGTAAACCTTACAATTCCCGTTATTTCATACGAGCATAAGTCTGCTTAATGTGTTTCGCAACCTCTAAATCGGATAATTCCGCTTAATTCTCTGTCTGCGGCACAATCGTCATTCCAGCCTCCGAAAGTGCCGCCGTATAGACCGCCATCGCTGCGCGAGCCTCGCGGTCACACTGCCGGAAGCAATAACAATCGCCGTCCGCACACTCTCCCTGTGGAACGGTATCTGGCCGGAAGCAGCCGCCAACTTCCGCCGCCCGCATCCTGCTGATCTCTGTACGAACCGCATCAACGATCTTCTCGTCCATCATCCCATTCTCGCCCGAATTGGTGGCTAGAAATATCTCTCCGTCTAGCTCCCGGCTTCCCTCAGTCGCGGACTCCAATCGCACGATCAATTCGTTGATGCTCATCGCGCGATCCCGTGATGCACCAGCCGACGCGGGGGCAGGCGGGCCTTGGGCGTCACCTCCGTCATGGCCCGCCGCGCCGGCTGGTTGGGGTTCCGGCGTTGAGAAGACACGCGTCGCCTGGGTGTCAGGGCAGTTGTGGTCTCGCTCATCGCCGGAAGCTGTTTCCGATGTCGGGGAGGCATTCGAATTATGGGTGCCAAATCCCTAATGGCCTCGCCGGCATCGGAATTGATATACGCATACGTCATCATCGCCGCTGCTGTTGCGGTGCATCGAGCACGGCAATCGTCACTATGCTTGCCATCACTCTGGATGAAGTAGCGGTATGCGCCAAATAGCTGAATAACTCATATATTTGAACTGTATATTTCTTCTCTGGAGCGTCTCTTCGCATCGCATTTCTAGAATATCGTCAAGAGTCCTAACATCATAGATGCTGCTCTTAATTTTGTCACGCCCGTGACCCGTAACAGTCCATATCTGTTCGACGACCCATGTTGTTGGATGCCCCTTTATGGTGCGGCCATAGAACTGAAATCTGGAGCCACAATGGACCTGCGTTTTGTGGAAGAACACAGGGTCCGTTATGACAACCGGCTCCGCCGTGCCTGTATAGACCGCGCGCGGCAGATTGTGAACTATATCAAGTTTACGTTTTGGCATTGCCATCTTGCATACTCCTAGATGCTAGGTGGTAAGAGACGGCACCTGTTGACGCGGGTGCCGTCTCAGGGGTTTTCAGCCTTGTTTAGATAGTTTATCTGAGCGTTTCTCGTGAATTGCCTGATAATTCCGCCATCTTCCAAATCTGTGATATATTTCCCTTACTGTTTCTCTCGAAAGATTAAGGACTCTACCGATCTTGGAAAATGTTTCACCATTATCTCGTCCTCTCGAAAAGAAGCCTTCTTAGGCGAAAGATTTGACGCCGTGACATTAAAACTGCAACCTTGAATCCGACAAGAAAAGCCACCCCAGCAACGAATATTGTCTGGAAGATCCAACCATGGCGTGGTTCCCTAGATTGGAGACAGTCGAGAGCACTCATTGGTGGAGAAATTTCTATTTTGGAGCCAGTATCATAGCTCTCATTATGCTGGGAGTTTTTGAGGTTATCTCCCATCGCCATTCGGAGCGGGAGGGCGATTTGGCCGCCGACCAATTGGCTAAGGCTCAACAGCGCTACGATACAGAGATAGCCCAGCTTCATCTGACATCCCCCTTCGCTTGAGTGCAGTCTCATGGGTTAATTACGTGGAAATTGGAATCGCACAGAAAGATAAGGCGTCGCCGGATCTGGCCAAAACACAGCGTCAATGGCCGCGACAAGAATACCGGCCCCCTGTCGTCGGCGCAGAGAATAGCGCGAGCGGTAGAATCGACCTTCACGCAGAGTCACGCAATAGCCTCGAATCGTCATTGCTCTGCCCAGAGAATTGCGCAACCATACGCACAGCGCCCGCGCGGTGCGAGCGCCGTTCGCGGGAGATCGCGAGCCATGAAATAGCAAAGCCGCCTGTCCCGTGGGGGAAGGCGGCTCGCATACCGGCCGAAGCCAGAGAAAAGAGATCGATTGCTTGGCGGCATCGATCCTCTGACATCGGACGGCCAAAAGCAAGCCTTGATTCTTGCCACGGGGTGGGTGTGCCCGGAGACAACCCCATGCCGTTCGCCACAGTCGCCGTTCCTTTCGACGTATACCGCGAATTGCCATCACCGCAGCACCGTTGGCTGCTGATATGCCTAGCCCGCTACGCTGATCGCGACGGGCGGTGCTGGCCGTCGATGCGCCAGCTTGCCAAAGATGCTCGGTTGTCGAAATCATCTGTCCAGCGGTATCTCGCGGACCTGTCCCGGCTCGAATGTTTCAGCCGGTCCCGGCGTCCTGGGGGGCGATACGTATATCAGCTCGCCATCGAATATCGCCCCGGTTTGCATGGTCGCCGTACAGGTGTCCCGACATCGAGCGGCCCTGTCCCGCAGAAAGAGACACAGAAAGCAGTACCTATTAAGCATCAAGAAATATCCGATGATTCAGGCAAGTGGGAAGCCCGGCTGCGCGGGTGGCAGAAGCGGCGTATGTGGCTGGAATGGTGGGGGCCACGACCGAATCAACCCGGCTGCTGGGCGCCAGCGTCGGCGATCTCGGTGATGATCGCGAGCGTTGCCGCAACAGGGTCAGGGGCCGCGTAGATCGGTCTGCCGATCACGATATAATCTGCGCCATTGCGGATCGCGTCACCGGGCGTGCTCGGGGCGACGTGATTGTTGGATTCCGCACCTGCCGGGCGGATGCCGGGGCAGACGAGTATCTTTTTCGTTGCGGGTCGCAGTTCTTCTAAATACGCTGGAGGACAGATAAGTCCATCACATATTTTTTCATCGGAAAGCGAAAATCCGCTTGTTTCATTAAGCCATACGCTTGGCCTGACTCCATCCGTCAGACGGCGTACAGATAATATCTCCGGCCTGAACCCAAGCGCATACTCCACGCAATCGGCATGCACCGTTACCATCGAGGCGCCGAGCCTATCGACGATTTCCATCGTGCGCCGCACTGTGTCACGCGTATCGTACAGTTTCAGATCCGCCATAAAATGGGCTCTCTCGGATACAATGAATTTTGCAAGAAATCGCCCATCAATAAGCATGAATGTTCCCACGCCGAGCTTGAATTTGTTTACATAAGGGAGAAGTTTTTTTACGATAGCGATTGCTTCGTCCGCCGGCAAATCGAGCGCAACGATCAGGCGATCAGCGGGGTTCATGAGCGTCTCCGTTTTGGGGGCCTAAGCCGAGCGAGCCGGGGTGCGCCGGTTCTTACGGCGCGGCTTTCCGCCGACATAGGCTTCGTCCATCTCCACGATCCCGCGCAGCAACTCGGTTCCGTTGTCGGCCATCGCTTTGCGGATGCGGTGCATCATGCTCCACACCGTAGGGCGGCGCATTTCAAGATCGCGCGCCGCTTGCATCGCAGACAACCCTTTCTTGGCCGACAGCATCAGCGAGATCAGTAGGAACCAGCGCTGCAAATCGACGTGCGTGTTGTGGAAGATCGTGCCTACGGTCACGCTGAACGACCGCATACACCGCTGGCACTTCCAGCGTGCCGCCGTCATCTCCCGGCTGCTGTCGCGGTTGTGAGAGACGCGATCGGCACCGCAATACGGGCAGATGGGGCTTTCGCCCCACCGTACCTGTTCCAGGTGCGCGATGCAGTCGTCTTTGGTCGGCCAGCGCCGGTAAACCTCAACGATGCTGGTCATCCCCGACAGATCCGACATTGCATTTCGTTGATGGGGTCGCGCGTATCACGCGGTATCCAGCCAGTCTCGAATTTCTCCCGCAAACCCTTGAGCGAGGTCGGCTGTGTGTCGCGGCGTTCCGACCGAAAAGTGTGTCCGGTCATCTCTTCCCAAGCCTCTCCTTCAAGATAACTGGGAAGATTTGTGTTCCACAACTCCCACCACTCGATTAGTCTTTGAAAGAAGCATTTCATGCAATCGGTACGACGCGGTATGCTGATGCCGCGCTCAGCGTTGAACCGGATAACGTCGGATTTTCCCATTCCGGCTTCCCGCAGCGGGAACATCATCTCGACGTTGGGAACCTGCTGGTAGTCGCCGCCTTCCCGCGCTTCCTCGTCGGCCCGCAACCCGACATAGAAACGCGCTGGCGAGTGTTGAGTCAGGTAAGCCGCGAACGGCTCGATCTTGAGTACACGGGTACACCAACGCTGCCGCCAATTTGGCAATGCGTTCCACTGCTTAACAAGCCCTGCCAAACCGCCAGGATGCATGACCGGAATAATTGGCCCGATCCGCTCGCGGAGCGAACGCATGTGAGCGAACCATTCTGCCGGCTCGTCGCCGGTCGGCGTGCAGACCCACTTGAAATTTATGTCCGGCCGCGTCTCTTTGAGCAGGACGGCCATGCATACGCTGTCTTTGCCGCCTGAGATGGCCCCGATGTGGTTCATGTTTAAGTCCTCACTACCTTCGCCGCGCGCCGTCTGCGCGTCTTTGGCGGGTTTAGTGCGGCTAATATACGGAACCTAGACCTAGATGTCAACCCCTAAAGCGGACAATTCCGGTTTCTTGGGTCATGTTCCACGTGAAACATTGTTCATGAGATATGACCTTTTAATGCCCGTCGCGGCTGCTCGAAAGGAGGCAATTACAGCCCACGGGCGCTCGGTGTTTGACCCGACTTGCCGAGTTCGGGTTCCGCCGGTATGCTTGTGCGGCGAAAGGAATTTCGTCATCGCGTTATTCCCAGAGACATAGCGTATCACGCATTGTATTCTTCCTTCAGCGCCGCAATCCTCTCGTTCGCCCGGCAGATCATCTCCTCGCATTCCGGCGTGCGGTGCTCCGAGTAGCATCCAACCAACCACCGCCCGCAGTTATTATGAAATTTTCCTCCGAACCCGAGCGAACCTTGAAAGCGCCATTCGTGCCCAGACCAAATATCAGTGGCGAGGTAGTACATAAAGCTATGTTTCGCGCGAAGATCGTCACGGCATCCGCAATCCTCGACCAGCACGCGCCAGATGCGTTCGGACATATCGGGTGTTATCCGGTTCACGCGGCCCGCACCGTCGCTGGTCGTGGCGGTCAATAACGGCGACTCGATGTGGCGATGATAATAGCCGCAATGACGTATGGGGCGGCAAACACCAGGGCAACCCCGAGCGCGACCCACATGCTCCACCACCAGAGCATCTCAGCGATCTCCAACAGGAGCGGCAGAAACTCGGTCACTTCTTGTTTTCCTCCCTCATATGAGGCGGCGAAATGCGAAGTTACCCTCTGAGGTGCCGATGTGCCGGTGGCCGCCGGCCGCGTCGATCACTCCCCACCATCCCGCCGCGCCAGATCGACCTGGGCGTACTCGCCGCGCTCGATCTGGCCGGCGATGTGCTCGCGCATTATAGCGCTCAGATTCGGGTGATTCCGCAGCCACGCTGCGATCATGGCCACAGTGCTGGCGCGTTCGGCCGCGGCTCCTTCCGCGCGCAAATCGCACTTGCGCCGCACGACTCGCCGGCCGGCTTCCGGCCTCCCGCCAGGCAGCAATCCATCGGGAGGTCTACCGGGCAATACCATCCTCCCGCCGCACCGGCTCGGGCTGGGCGTGATCGCCGCGCTCGACCATCATCGCCACAAGACGAAAGAGCGCTGCATCATTCAGATTTTGGCCGGCTACGCGGATCAGACCCGTGCGCAGCCAAGCCACCATGCTGGCGCGCTCGGCAGCGGCGCCTTCCGCGCGCAGATAGCGTCGCGTCTCTTCCACCGATTGCTCAAGCGCCCGAGCGACTCTCCCGCCGTCATCATCCATGTTCGCCCCCCTCACAGGGCACAGCGTCGAGGCGCTCGAGGGCTTCGCGCAGGCGCCGCTCAACCGGGGCGCTGATCCGAGCGAACCGATACCGCGCCTTCTGCACATCGCGCGCCGCCTCCACAACCTCGTCCAGCGCGACGCTGTGCTCGCGTGCCTCGCGCAGAGTCTCGTCGCGGCAGGCGAGAACAGGCGCAACTAGCGGCACGACAAGATCGACCAGTGTTTGGTGCGCCCACTCAGACCACCCCATCAGCAGATATCCGCCCCTCGATCGTGCTCACAATTTCTCGGGCCAGCCGCTCCGCATCGCCCGTGTTGTTGTCAGGCATTAGCGATCTCCATCAAGACATCGGCATGGCACCGCTCACACCACGGGCAGTTGCTCCCGAGCGGCCTCCCATCCGCGTGCATATCACACAGGCCGCACCAGCAGGCCAAATCCTTGCCCGCAAGCTGCTCTCGTGCCGCAACGACTAACCGCTCGCTTTGTGGGGCAAACCCGAGATACACAGAGACGGCGTGTCGGTTGTCTTGCGTGATCGTTCCGAATGGATTACGCGCGCCAACCTTGAACGGATTCGCCCATGCTGTTGGGTGTCCGACATAGACCGCGCCTTGGGGCATCTTCCAACCCTTCGTGCGCTTACGCTGAATGCGCTTGGGCGTTTCAGCCACCGCTCAACCTCCCCTGCACCGTGTCCTATATACCCGCAACAATCAGCGTCACGGCGTGATCGCAAAATAGCCGTAGACGACGGCAAGAATGCCTACCGCCAACAACGCGTATAGGAATCTGTAAAACCACGCAAGTAGCCGATCGCTATAGCGCTCGTCCGGCACGTTGATTGTACCGCCATATGCTAGCCGCGTGGCGTCTAGTCCAGGATCGTCATGATTACGGCCCAGATCAAATGGCATTATTCTCTCCCTTCACCTGATCGACTATAAACAATGCCGCTAATGCATAGCGTTTTGCTGTTGGGCAGTCGCTATGACTAATTATCTGGACGAGTGCATGCCGGTAGCGTTTAGCCATATCTTCGGTGGCTTTCAGTTTCGCGGCGAAATCCGGAGCGGTTTCATGAAACCCCGGTTTCGTGACACTGCCGGGACTGAATGGGGCGGGCAGCGCGGAATCAGATGTGGCGCTCATGAATCAGCTCCTGCCAACTCGAAGACGATTTTTTTCTCGGGGCCGCAATGACGCGTATGGGCGAAAGCATCCTCAAACGTATAGATACCGGCCTCCTCTATTTTGCTAGTGTATCCCGCGTAATGTGGGCGCCACCACAAGCGATGTTCACCTGACCATATAAACACTGCCCGACCCCGCATTACCTTGTAAGGATCAGAAGGGACTAACCGGACGCGGACTATTCTAGCGCTCATGGATGCTGAGCCTTGCCGTGGGGCGAGTCAACAATCCTGTATGCGAATTTTCCCGGAACCGGACAAACCAAACCTTTCTTACACATACGATATATTTTGTTTTGAAGAAACCGGCGTTTTTGAACCGTCCCATATTTTCGGTAGAGGTCGATGAGTATTTGATCAAGGGTGAAGGCGCCGTAACAGGAGCGCATTACCTCCAAGATTTGAGTTTCAAGATCGTCGGCGCGGACGCCCGACAACTGCTGTAGCACCTCCTCGGGAAGATCGGACAGATCGCCCAAAATCAACGACAGATGCTCGCGCCGCGCTGCCGCTGCTTGCTCTGCGGGGTTGTCCTGGGCGCTCATGATCCGGTCAACTCGGAAAGCTGGCGATCGATCGTCGCAAGGGCGCGGGTAGCTGCGTCGTAATCGATATCTGCCGCCCGCGCCGCGCCGTCGTCCTCAGTATTCCATGCCATGTTCGCAGCACCGCCAGCCGCCATCAGCAGCTTGAACGCGACCTCTTGCGCCGCGTGCAATTCATCGATGGGATCAGTCACCGCTATCACCATCCGGCAAAGGCGGAACCCACACCCGGCGCCAAATCACGCTATTAGGGTCTCCATTCTTTAGGATCGAATCAGGCTTGCGTTCCAGGCTCCAATACCGGCCGGCGTCATCCCGCGAGATGTACGCAAGCGCTGGCCTAGACTCCCAGCCGCAAAGAGACAGCAGGCGCTCGGCAGCCTCCGCGTCGAGATCCTGAACGATGCGCGGGGCGGTGTGTACCTCGGCGCGGACATCCTGAATACGGATAACCCTCGCTTCATTGTCCGGGCGGGTAATAAGATCGGTGTCGGTCAAAGCACCCTCCTTACTGTTTGTCCGTCATGCAATAAACGCCGACCAGATAGCCGTCGTCATTAAGTTGTCCGTCAAGGTTATGGCCGCCCTGAGAGCACGCAATATAAAGTCTGCCATATGATTGCTTTACGGTGCGCAGGCCCCAGGGTTCGATGCAGGTAAAATCGCCATCAATTTGTATTTTGTCGCCTGCCTTTAACTCGCTAAGTCGAGCATAGGAGCGGCCGTTCAGATCGGTGTCGGTCAAAGCACCCTCCCGCACACGTCGGCATCCTCTGCCGCTCGGTAAGCCGCCAATGCAACCGCCCTCGCCGCTTCGTACTCTTCATCGATTTTTCTGCGGCGTTTGGTAATGACTCGCTGAAGCGTCTCCCACTGGCGCTCACGCCTGGCGTGGGCAGCATTGATTGCTTTATTAAGCGCAATCGTGGCCGCTCTCTGCGCTGGCGGCATCGCGTCCAGAACAGCCTGATGATCGAGAGCGCTCAAAGCACTCTCCTCATCACATCGACAGCGCGCGGTAACGCGTCGTCGTCGGCACTGCGCCTGTCTTCAGCGGCCTCCGGTGAGTCGTGGCCAAGGCTTCGCGCGATGGTATGGGCAATCTCGCGGTCGCGACCGCACCAGCGGACGTATCCGCCAACCCTAACGGATATTCGACCGTCGTTGGGGTCTTCATGGATTTCGACGTTCATGCAATCCTCCATAGCAACAGGATGATGACGCTCCAGATCGGAGCTGAGATTGACAGCCCGATCACCAGGCCACGAAAGAACCGGCTGTGGTCGTTCTCTTGCTCTGCGGCACTTGGAGGCGCACTAATGAACCACCCTCCATCCGCGCCGACGCCAGCGCCCCGAGCGCCGCCCGGATGCGCGCTAGTGTTGGATTGCTGAAAACGCCCATAATATCGAGCAGAGCTTCGGTTTGTTCATGAGCGTCGCAAAGCCAAATGGCAATGTCGTTCTCGCGACGACGAATATCGATATCGTCTTGCATCTGTCGATGCTCCCCCTATGCCGCCTCACGCCGCTTTAACTCATCGCAAAAAGCATAAAGCCAATCAGTAGCAATTTCGACCTCAGTCGAACGCCTCGTTCCGAAGGCCGCGGCCATTGCTTTTGCGCCTATGCCACGACTTTCTATATCCATTATGGCGGCAATAGCCTGCTCGAGACGGGCCATATCATTTTGCGATTTTCCAGCATCCCTATTGTGGTCTGCCATGCGTTGCATGTTACGCTGCTCGACAGCATAAGGATCGGAGTTTCCGGGCGGCTTCACGTCCTTCATGCTGGCACGGGACTTACCGCGCTTTTTGGCGGCGTCCTTAATGTCCGTTAGCTTAGCCGCTGCTCCGTCTCCGTGCTGGCGCACCAGCTCCACAGCGGTGCTCGGTGCCACATCGCCTTGCCTAATCGCTTCGCGGACCTGCTCGGGAGCGGCCAACAGAAATTCGAAATTAGCTATAGATTGCGGGGTCTTATAGCCCAGCCTCCGGGCGATTTTCTCGCGGGACCAGCCCATATTGATTAGGCGGCGCACCCCCTCCGCCTTTTCAAGCATGGTAAGGGGCTCGCCGGAATTGTGCAGGAAAAGATTTACGACGCGTTCAGCATCGTTGGTGATCTTCGCCTCAACAATAGCGGGTACAGTCTCAATCTCGACTCCCTCGGCGATAAGCTCCATGACCGCCCGGTGCCGGCGATGCCCGCTGACGATGTGGACCTCATCACCGATCATCCGGACCTCAAGGGGAGTGATGACCCCACCCTTCTCCCGGATCTGCTCCTTTAAGACTTTAAGAGTCTCGATCGCCTGCGGCGTTGTGAAATCACGCACATTATAGCCATCCGTGACTTTCAAAAGCCTCGGATCTACCCGGAATGCGTCGTACTTAGATTTTACCGACTCGTGCTCCCGTAGCCGCATCGCCCTCTCCCCTCAGACCGCGGTGCCGAGGCGTTACCCCGACTGTCCGCATAGCGTCCTCCCGATTGAGGGCGGCCGGTCTGATGAACCAGAGCTTACGGCGAGATTCGGAGAAGCGGAAGGATTATTTTCGGATTATCCGAATTTTTTTCTGCCGGGGGTCACGGCTTATGCCAGTCGATCTCAGCCACCGCGCGTAGCTGGACGTTGACAATTGGCGGGATTGCTGGGTTGCAGCTCAGTAGAACGTAGCGATCTGGTTCACTGCCTGGCTGGATAATTTTCAGGAGAAGGGTGCCATCCTCAGTCTCGACCACCGCATCTCTACCGATTAGATCGGCCGGGAGCGCGCCATTTGGGCGGAAGGCGATCAGGTCGCCAGGGCGGTAGCGTGGGGCCATAGAGTTGCCCGTAATCCGCACCACGATCCCATCATAGCCGGGAATCGGGCTTTCCACCTCTTCTAACGGGGCGTCGCCAGGGGGCGAGCGCAGCACGATAACGTCCTCCGACACTATTCCAGCGATTATTAAACGCCGATCGCTGTTAGGTAAATCCACACCTAAGACGCGAAAAAGATCATCTCTCGAAATTTTCAGAAAGGAGGCCATGCGCGGCGCTTCGGCCATCTTAACCTGTCGCCGCCCTTGAAATATTTCAGTCACCGCCGACGCGGCGATCCCGAGATGGACCGCCAAATCCTGCTTCTGCTTTTCGACGCTCTTGAGAAGCGCTTTGAGCGTTGCCTGGTCAACCCCAGCCACAATGCGTCATCCAGATGATCCAGCTGCAACGCTACCCGCACAGGCGCCGCCGGAGCCAACAAAGATACCAGCGCCGCCAGTAGTCGTCAGTGCAGAATTTCGGAAATCCCGAATGAGCGCTTGACGCCACACTTCGGATTTTCCTAAGCTGCGGCCATGAACGACGCCGCCGGCGACAGGGCCGTCAACCGCCAGGAAATCACGCGACTTCTGCGCGAACGCAATGCGCGGCAGACCGACCTGGCCCGCGCCTTGGGTACGCGAGATTCAGCGGTCTCCGATTTGCTGCGCGGCAAACGCCGGATTCGGGACCGTGAGCTTCCCGTCTTCGCGTCCTTTCTGGGCATCGAGACCGACGCCGCTTTACGGCTGCTCGGGATCGGAACGCAAGAAACCGGGACGCCGACAGAGGTGCTGGCTAAGACGGCTCTATATGAAGCGCCGTCGAAACCTCCATCACATCCCGCCCAAGCTCGGCCGCAACTGGTCGGTCCAGAAGAAGCTGGAACCGTTGCGTCTCTCCCTCCGGAGAGTCGAGCAATAGCTCTAAGACAGCGCGTCCGTCCTTCAGCGTTCCGGTCTTCCAACCGGGCAGACCGCGCATGAGCGCCGGGTCTAGAATGATTTCGTCGGCGTTGGCGGGGTTCGGATGCGGGGCCGTATGGCCGAGTGCTATCTGGCGGCTGGTCTCGGGCATTAGCGGGGCGGGGGCACCGTATCTGTTGAAGGATGCGTACACGACATTTGTTCGTTCGATCGGGACACGTACACCAATAGGTGTCATTAGACAAGACTTTGCATTGTGCGGCCGTCTCGGCGCGCTTGTGTACCGTATCGTACAGTTCTGTTTTCGTAAAGCGCAATTTAACTTGCGTATACCGGAGCAGTTTCAACCTACTCATAATTATACATAATTAGGGAGGACGGTATGACCACGCGCACTCTGACGCACGCCGACTCCACGGAGCACGGCGGGACGCGCCTGCCAGACGCCTGGGGTGCGCTCGTCATTGTCGCCATAAGCCTAGCGCTATGGGCTGTCATCGGCGCTGCCGTCGTTATCGCTTGGCTGGCGGTGTGGCCATGACCGTGCCTGGCTGGGAGATCGAGGCTACGCGCCGAGCCGAGCGCTGGGCCGACAGGCTGGTGCCAGCCAATCACCCCAGACGCACGGAGCACGTCGCCCTGTGCCGCGCCCAACTGCTCGCCTTTGGCGAGTGGGTGTGCGGGCATCATCAGCCCGTCCGCAATCGGGTCACGCCGGCCGCTGCTGTCGCAGCAGGGGAGGAGTAGATGATTCGACGCCTCATCCATCGCCTCGCGCACTGGTGCATGCTCAATGCCTGCGTACCCGGCAGCGAGTTTAGGGACGGGCGGCGCGTCCAGGGTGACCGCTGCGTCGGTTGCGGCCGGTTCGTTGCGTGGGGCGATTGAATGACACCGAGTCCCGCCCAGCCGTCTGCTGCGCATCCGTGCCTCTGCTCCGGATGCTGCGCAACCCCCCCGGCTGGGCGGGAACAGACGGCGAGCGTGTTTCATGTTGCTAAATTTACGGACGGGCACCGCTCTCCGCCAGCGCGACGGCATGCAAAATCTTTGCAAAAACCTGCAACGACTTGCGAAGGTCTGTGATGCGCTACAGCAGCGGACAGCAGGCGGCAGCCGCGCTTAACGGACTTTTGCCGCAAAAAGATCGCGTTAAGACCGTCGCTCGCCTTTTCGAATGCTCAGCTCGGATGGCGGCGTATTTGCTGGCCGGCGACCATTGGACTTCGCGGCGTTTTGCACAAGCGAGCGAGTTATTAGGCGACGCATTCGACACGGCATTCAGCAGGCCAGATAATGCATTTCTTCGTAATATAGAGGATCAACGAATAGACGCTCGTATAATGCGTCTGGAGCACCATCTTGAACAAATGGCTCGCAGGCTTGATGTTACTTTGGCATCGATTCAGGATGCTCCGCCACATGAGGAACGCCGAGACTCTCGATCAAATATTAGACACAGACCCAAATCCACCAACTATAAGAAGGCGGATTAGTTACCATAAAGATTATGTGCGAAAGCACAAGCGTACTAAGAATGCATACGAGCAAATATGGAAACAACAGGGCGGAAAATGACCGAGGGCAAGTTTATGGGACGCCGAGTCTGCTCACCCAAATGCTCGAACGAAAACACAGTTGATCTGGATAAACCACACCCGCCCTGCGCTAACGAAAGCTGCTGTGCGCCAGTGTTGCGGCGCTCCAATGAGGGATACACAAGATATCGCCTGCGGCGTTGCTGTTCACCCGAGTGCGCTAGCGCTAAATACAAACAACAGGGTGGAAAGTGACCGAGGACAAACATCCCCCCGGCAGGCCCCCAAAGCCAGTTGAAGAGCATCTGCCCTGCGCAAAGTGCCAGGGGCCGATGACAAAACGGGCTAAGGAATCTCATACCGGATTTGCAAGACGCCAATTCTGTTCGAATAAATGCGCAGGTAAATACAAAGTAAAGCCCGAGAGAGAACACCCACCATGTGCCTATCAAGGCTGTGGTAGGCCGGTATTACGGCGCTCCAATGAGGGCTTCACAAGATATCATTTACGGCGATGCTGTTCGCCAGAGTGCGCCCAAGAGATTTCCGTGAAAGGCTCGTCCGAATGGTTTGCGAGGCGCCGCCAAGGGTTAGGCGAATGGCCTGACATAACCGGATCGAATATGAGCGGCCAACCGTTCGCCGCGTTCGACCGCGATCCGGGAGACGGCGGCCGGATGCGTGTACCGCGGCCCGCAACGTTCGTGGCCACCGAAGCGACTTCATAGGAGTTTTTCATGGCGGATGTAGGTGGCATTGCTGAGGACCAACTGCGCTCATTTATCGAGCGAATTGAGAAGCTGGAAGCGGAGAAAAAACAACTCGGCGACGATATTAAGGAAATCTATCTGGAAGCTAGAGGCAGCCATTTCGATGTGCCTATCATGAAAAAGATAGTTCGAGAGCGGCGCATGGACAAGGACGATCTGGACGAACAACAGAATTTACTGGAGCTTTATCGTAAGGCGCTTGGTATGTGGAAAGATACTCCGCTCGGTGAGTATGCTTTTGCGGACGCTGCTGAGTGAAATCGACTAAGCGCCAGGTCCGTGCGCCTAAGATTACTGAGACTCAGGTGCAAAAGCAGGTCGCTGCGTATTTGGCAAAGGTCGGCGGGCTCGGTGGATATGCGATGGCGATACACATAAGAAACGAACAATCAACAGCTTGGGGGCGTATAACGGCCATCCAGATGGGAATAAAACTAAGCATACCGGATTGGGCCATTTTGAACGGACTCGGAAGCATAGGCTTTATTGAGCAAAAGCGCCCCGGCTGGAAAGCCCGCACGGCAAAAACCGGAAACTATACCGAACACGAACAAGCACAACTCGCATTGCACAAGCAGCTCCGGCTCGGCGGATATTGGGTGGAGATATGCGAAACGCTTGAGGAATGGCTTGAGGCGTGCCGCAAGCATAATGTCCCGCTTCGCTCCGAGAGTATCACTGCCGAGCGCATCAGGCGCGGGATTGAGAATGTTATGGCGGAGGGCGGAGAATGATTCCTCTTTCCGGAGATTGTCTTGAGCAACGATGGTGCGTGTCCCATCGGGCTGACCCTGCAGCGCGGGCGCTCGCCGACCGCCATTACAACCGACAAAAACATGGATCTCCACAGTTTGTTCCGCCGGGTTCTTGTGCGGTGTTTCTAACAGATTGCGGACGCGCCTTTTGGGTAACGTCGGCTCCTATTGCCAAATATGTCAAACACGCTTGGGCAGGCGCATGGGTATGCTCAGCCTTCCGTTCTGAGGGCGCCGGAACTGCCTCCGAATTGATTCGTCAAGCTGTTGCCGCAACACTCGCCCATTATACACAAGCACCCGATCTTGGCATTATTACGTTTATTAACCGCGAAAAGGTTCGGCCTATAATCGTTCGTGGGAAACCAACTTGGGGATGGACATATAAGAAGGCTGGATTTCGTCACGTCGGTGAGACAAAAAGCGGACTAATGGCATTACAGATGATTCCAGAAGATATGCCGCCTCCATGGCCGGCAAATTCTAGAACAATTATCGGACTGCCACTTTTTGATGGGCGCATCCGGCGCGGACCAGAGAACGCGCTGACGGAGAATAAAGAATGATTTCCGATAAAGAAAGGGATGCCCTTAAGGCTGCCGCACACGCGGGTAGGGAGCGTGCGCCCCAACTGCCAGTGGATAATAGTGAGCTTCTTCTGGCTGCCGAACGCGCAGGTAGAGAACGAGCTGTCGTGGCGCCATCTCAGCTCGGGTATAATCCAGCTCTAAAAGAAAAGGAAGTCGCCCAACGCGCGGGGAAATCGCCAAACCTGCTCTGCTTCATCGAACAGTTTCCACTCGCGATGGTTGCGATAGCAGAGTGCCATGACTACGAGCGCGGGCCGCTCGTCAAGGGTGACTATCGGCCGTCATTGTTAAGGCACCTGTTTGGGCTGGTCGGAATCGGCGAAGAGGAAGAATCACCTCTTATTCATAAGAAGAAGGCCGCATGGAATGCCATCGCTGATCTTGAGATAACGCTGCGGCAGGCGCGCGACGGCAAAAAGGGAACTTAACAATGACGGATACATCCTCCGATCCGCTGACACAAGCCGAACTGGAGCGCGACGCCGTTGGCTCCTATTACCAAGCCTGCGCCGCTCAGGCTGAGATGTACGCGGCCGGCGTTACGGGAATGGATGTGCCAATTGATCCCTGGACAAAAGCAGATGCGGCATACTGGACCGCGACGGCGCGCTATCAGCCCTGGAAGGACGTTGCTGCATTCTTTCGAGAAAGCAATTCTATGACCAGCGTAGGCGGTGAATGAAATGCCGAAGCGCCCTCTCAAAAGGACACCGAAGCCTACAATTCAACAAGCCGCAATTCTGAAACAGATCGCGCGGAGCCGGCTCATCAAAACGTTGCGGCCTGATCATGCTGATCCCCTGTGGACGATCGACGGCGGCCCGGAAGTACCAAACAAATGCGCTCAGGCGCTTATTCGAAATGGCTGGCTCAAGGCTAATCGAGATGGGCTGGCGATATTCGATACTTCACAAACTTACCAAGTTTTGAAACCATGACCCGCCAGGCCGCCATGCTCGATGCTGCGATGACGATGGCTCTCTGGGACGTTGATCCGAACCAGTCCAGACGCACGGTGATATTGGTGCATGTAGCGGCGAAGCTGAACGTCAAAGTCAACGCAAAGGCGATAGAGGCAGAGATCGTGCGGCTGCTGCTTGCTGAAGCGAGCCGATGGGAGTGACGATGTGGTAGAGAACGACCAGCCCACCGCCGCAAACACCGCCGACGATATCGTCTGGACGCCCCAAGAGGCGTTCGCCTGCGCCCTATGCTGGGCCGGGTACTCATTTATCGCGGCCCGCGATGACACGCCAGAGCAATGCTGGCTGAGCATCACGCCACAGGCGCGCAATGACTATCGCCGGGTTGCTAACAATCGGCTGTTGCTGTCCGTGGCTCGCAATAAGGCTGTTGCCATTCTACCGCCAGCAGATTGGTCGCCGGAACAACTCGAAATGCTCGGTGGATTCGCAAACCTGACCGCCGAGCATCGCATTTTGCAAATCCTCATGGCGGTGTGGCGCGCCGCCAAGCTGCGGTCGGACTGCGGAAGTGGGAAACAGCCATGATGAAGTGGCAATATAGAACAGTCCGCGCTAGCCAGATAGCCGCGCTCACCGACGAGACTCTCAATGAACTCGGCGCCGTGGGCTGGGAGCTTGTCTGTGTGATAGAAAGCGAAACCCAGTGGTTTTACACATTTAAGAGAATGGCCGAATCTGAAAATATACCATTTGACGCATCAGTCAAACCAGGCGACCCCGACCTCCGACCGCCGCCTTCCCAAGATATTGGCGGCGGGGGCAGATGATACCAGAGACGGAAGGGAACTGGGCATGAGCCAGCTCCCAGGACTCCTACGCAGTCAGCATGCTCGCGAGCGGTGGGATAGCGACTACTATGTAGAGCCGGCTTGGTGTGTACATTTGTTATTCGATACCGTGCATTTCTATGGATCGATCCATGATCCGTGCTGTGGCGGTGGTACAATCCCCACGGTCGCGAGAGAACGTTGGCTGGAAGCAACTGGATCTGATCTTCGCAAAAGACGGTTTGGTGAAAGCGGCATTGACTTCTTTACGGACAATCGACCGCGCCGGAACATCGTCAGCAACCCGCCGTATAAATTGCTGGAGCAATTCATTCACCACGCTCTGGCCGTAGCTGAACGCAAGGTTGCGGTCGTGGTGCGGCTGCCGTTTTTAGCGGGACAAAACAGACTGAAAACACTGTATGGGGTACACCATCCCAGGACGGTAATTGTTTTGTCCAGGCGCCCCAGCATGCCGCCCGGTGATACCGATATACCAGCACGCAATGGTACTGACGATTATTGCTGGTGTGTATGGCAGCATGGTTTTGAGGGGCCAACAGAATTACGGTGGGCGGCATGATCACATCCTCCCTCGATAAAGTCACCGCCGAGCGCCACCAGCTTGATCGCAACTATCGCGCGGCCAGACAAGCGGAGTTTGCCAAGCTATGCGCCGACCCGCTGCACGGAACTCATCTCCGCAAGCTGGTGGCGACTCTTAATCACTTCGGCCCGAACGATGCAGAACGCATGATCGCCTATTGGCGAACAGAGAACGAGAAATGGCTTTGTGTTGCGTCTAATGATATTCGCGCCGCCGCGCTATCAGCCCTCGGCGAGCGCATTGTGCGGATACGTATTAAGTCCGGACTCGTTCCATTCGACGATCCTGTTCCCGGCGAGCCGGATTGCGTGTTTAGGATATGTAAGGGAATTATAGGAATATGAGCACGCTCACCGAATATGAAGACGCCGAGTTCGAGATGTACGCATTTCATTGGGAACAACAACTCCGTGATGCAGCCGGTCTATTTGTGCGGGCTTGTCACGATTGTGGCAAACGGCAGGCTAATCCACCAAGCAGCTTATGCCCAAGCTGTGAGGCATATCGCGCGCATATCGGGGTGCCGGCGATATGACCATCTCGATCAGCGATAGGCTGCACCGATATGCCGCGACCCTAAACAAGACTTGGGCACATGACCGCAGCAAGACTGTCGGCGCGAGCGAGATTGGGCAATGTGCTCGAAAAACATTCTTTTCTAAACAGAATGCGCCTCGTGATGCTGATTATGAGGACGGTTTCGGAGCGCGGCTGCGCGGCAATGTGATTGAGGAGCACTATTGGGAGCCAGGGCTGAGGGCCACTCTAGATGAGGGTGAGAGCCTTTTGTTTGCCGGCAATGATCAGAAAACATTAGAGAGAGGTTATCTTTCTGCCACAACTGACGGATTGTTTGTAAGCAAGGCGTTTGATATCTGTATTAACCTAGACTGTAAGTCAATAGATCCGCGCGCCGACATCTCGAAAGAGAAATCTTCGCACCATTTTCAAGTACAGGCGCAGATGGGGCTGATCCGCGATTGCACCGAGTACAAACCAGACAATAGCATTCTGTCTTATGTGGATGCCTCATTCTGGGACAAAATCACCGAATTTGTTATTCCATTCAACCCCCGCATCTACGCTGCCGCCCATGCCCGCGCCGAACGGATCATGACGGCGAGAGATGCTCTGGAATTGCCTCCGGAGGGAAAAACTGCTGGGGGCGGCGAGTGTCAGTGGTGCGCCTGGGCTTCGCATTGCGCCACCGTGACGATCACCGGGGTCCCGAAACGCTCAGATCCTATTAGCGATGACATCGCCGAGCAACTGCATGGGTTACGCGATGAAGAGCGGCGGCTTGCCGCTATCGAGGCCGAGGCAAAGGTTTCCCATGCCGAGGCATCAGAGAGTATCAAGCAATTCCTGCGGCAGATCAATGTGCGCAGGTTCGTGGGCGACGAATGGTCCGTGTCATACTCGATCGTAAATGGTCGGGCAACACTGGACATCGACGCGATCAAGGCGGCCGGCATTGATCTAGCACCGTACTACAAGACCGGCTCACAATCAGAGAGGTTGATAATTAAATGAGCAACAGAGAACTTGTAATAGAACTCAAAATACCACTCGCAGGTGAGATGTTTGAAGACGCCGCTACTATTACCGCGGTGCAAGGTATATACGAGGCAATCAGCGAACGCGCTGCGTCCGATTTGGAGGAAGGCAGCTATTCACTCCTGATCGAGACACCCACTTCTCGTAAGCCCCGCGGGCTTCGCTCCGACGCCGGCAAGCCGCGTGGGCCTCGCACCAAGAATAGCGCCAACGGGGCCGATGCGGAGACCGTGACGGCCTAACGATTATGCGGGGGAGGAGAGCTTCGGAGCACTAGCCGTCGTAGTGCTCATTTCTCGCAGCTTAGCTCTCATAAAGAAACAGGGATCTTCGACCCCTGCACGGCACTCCCCCGCATAAACTGCAAATAGAAACTGGGAAACAGGAAAATGACAGAGCAAGACCTATCAGACATCTGGAGATTCGAATTACGGAAAGGGAACAGCAGTGATCCGCGTGATGGAGCGTGCCTTCTAGATGCGGTATCTTACATCGAGTACGGCGAGCTTGGCGATCACCCGCCGTGCGTCTGCCCGGTTCTGGCGGCGTTCGGGCGCGGGGTTAATGATGCCATGTCGCATGAGGGGCGGCAACGGCTCAAGATATTTATCCCGCGACTTGTCGGCACGGTCGATCCCGAAGCCGTTCAGCCACGCGCCGAATATCTGGCGTGGCAAGCGGTTCGCGTTTTCGCACCGATAGCGCTCGATGCGGCGGGGCTAACGATTATGGCCTCTGAACTGCGGCGGTTCAGAGGTTCGCTGAAAGAGGCCGCTGAGGCCGCGAGTGCCGCCGCCAACGCTGCCGCCGACGCCAATGCGGTCACCGCCGCCCTGACTGCCGCCGCCGCCAATGCGGTCACCGCCGCCCTGACTGCCGGGACTGCCGCGACTGCCGTCAAGTGGGCCGCTGCCGCCGCCCCTATCAACGTCGCATGGGCCGCCGAGCATGCCGCCTCGAGGATCGCCGAAAGTGCCCCTGGCACTGCCGCGATTATCGCCGCGATGGAAGGCGCACTCGCGATCGGCAAGCAGGCCGAGCCCATCGAACCGACACGCATCGCTAGTGCGCAACGAACTTTTGCAGAAGCCGCAAATCTGTAATTAGGAAACAGGAAAATGACAGGACAAGATTTACTGGATACCAGAATCGATCCGTATGCTGCGCTGGGGGCGAAGCTTGATGGCGGATTATTCCTTAAATTCAGCAAGGGTGAATATATCGCTGGTCAGAATAAAGAAGAATTACGGCTCGGGAAGCGCCTTGTTGTTAATATACCAGGGATGCAGCTTGGTTGGGTACGTTGGAGTGGAGGTAAGCCAGTTGAAAACCGAATGGCACTTCTCATAGAGAGGCGTCGAATAGAATCGCGTGACGAACTTAGTGATTCCGACGAAAGTCTATGGGAGCGCGACGACAGAGGTGATCCGCAAGATCCGTGGGTGCTTACGTATTCTGTGGAAATGAGCGACCCAGCAAACAGCGAGGTCTACAGCTTTTCAACAACATCAAAGGGTGGTGAGAAAGCGATCGGTAAACTGCTCAAAGCGTTCGGTCCAAAACATCGTATGGAACCGCATTTATTGCCAATTGTCGAATTGCAGCGCGAGAGTTACGAGCACGCAAACAAGAGGTTTGGAAAAATATACAACCCATTGCTGCCGATCATAGGCTGGACAGACGCGGATAATCCGAGCGTGGATGTCGATGACCCCAGCCTTGGGGAACCGGGCTCGCCAGCGGCGGGTCAGCGTGCAGCAAACCCTACGCAAGAGGTGGAGCCCACAACAGCCACAACAGCCTCCTCCACGAGGACGAGATCCCATTCTAGCAGCAACGACTCACCACGATTCTAGAATCAATAAGGGCGGAGACAGGGATTATACGTCTCCGCCCGATTAGACTCCGCACTAGGAATCTCATGAGCACCGTCGAACAACCAGTATTTCCTAATGAGGACGATGCTCATGAATATCTCCAGCAATGGATTTCTTCGTGGTTTCGACTTGAACGAGAAGTTCATCTCCGTCATGTCGAGACAGGCAATCGGCTTCGGGTTGATTTCCTGGCGACGCCCGAGCCATGGATAAGTGGAGAGTTTCCATTCGACCTTTTCGGAATTGAGGTAAAGGCGAATACTCAAGGAATTGGTAATTTCAATAAAGCATTAAAGCAAGCGATAGATTACACATCATGTGAAATTATTGATAAGAGGCCCAGACTCGCTCCCGTATTTGGATGTCGCCTGACTCGCGCTTATGTATTCCCCGCTCCGTCTGAAGCGGCGCCGTCAGGAATAATTCAATATTCAATCAACTGGCATGGTGGGTCAGAGCGCCTCGCCGGACTATTCAGGGTTGGCCTAATATATAGGCATTGGAACGGAGATCCGGAGTTCAGGATGTCCGCAGAACGTCAGTGGAGTACACATTTAGGTGGCCGAAGCACGCCTATACATACACGGACCCGCCTCGGTAGCGGCGTGATCAAGAGGCTGTCATGACCACATTAGATATGTTTACAAAACTGCCACGCTGGGTCGCGTGGCGCAACGAAGAACGCAGCGGGAAAATTACGAAGGTGCCTTACAGCCCACGCGGCGACCGTAAGGCAGAGGCCAATGATCCATCGACATGGGGCACGCGGGCCGAGGCGGAAGCCAAGGCTGGCGTGATCGTCAATGGTGCCGGGGGCGGGATAGGGATCGAGCTTGGTGATCTAGGCAACGGCGAGATCCTATGCGGTATCGATCTAGATACATGCCGCAAGGATGATGGCACCCTCGAAGAATGGGCCATCAATGTTATGCGGGAGTTCAAGTCTTACACCGAGATATCGCCCAGTCTGACTGGCGCGAAGGTGTTTTTTAGACTCCGCATCGAAGATTTGCCCAAACTGCGCGAAGCGCTCGGCATGGCGAAATTCGGACGCCAATTCAAGCGCGGCACCGGCAAGGATCATCCGCCTGCGATCGAGGTCTATCTTGGCAATCGCTATTTTGCCGTAACCGAGGAACACATTGACTGGACGCCCAGCGATTTGACCTTGGTTAGTGTCGAAAAACTGCTGTGGCTGCTGACCGATTACGGGCCACGGTTCGCCGGGGCAGCGGCAGAAGAAAAGGAGAGCGACAGCCCAAGGCCGCGAGGGCGGCCCAAGGATGACTCTCGGTCGGGAAAAGCCTATCGCCTGGGAGCTAGCTTGCGGAAGCGTGGCTCCACATTCGACGAAATGTGCAAGGCGCTGAGGGCTGATCCAGAAATAGAGGGATGGTATCAAGAGAAGGGCGACGCTCGGCAATTACAGCGCATCTGGGACAAGGCGCCAGCAGGGCGCGGCCTGCCCATAATCGAGATCACGGGAGGCGGTTTGTCGGATATCGTGGACCGTGTTGACATACTTATTATTGAGCATGACGCGGAAATTTTCCAACGTGGTGGCATGCTAGTTAGGCCAGTGTTTCAGCCAATCAATATCCGCAATGGCGAAAAGAGAATGGCATGGCGTATCGTGAAAATAGGAATAATGCATCTTATTGACAGATTAACACGTATAATTGACTTTCAACAATTCAGCAAATCAAAGAAAGAATATGTTTCCGTAAACTGTCCCGAGAATATCGCTAAAGCGTATCTTGAAAGATGCGGAAACTGGAGAGTTCCAATTATATCCGGAATCACCGATGCACCCACGTTACGCCCGGACGGGTCCGTGATAGAGACTCCAGGATATGATGCGATTACCGGGCTGTTGTATAAGCCATCATGCGAATACGCACGCTTGTTGACAAACCCAAAAAAGGAGAATGCGCAAGCCGCTCTCAAGGTGCTGTGTGATCTGATATCCGAGTTTCCTTTTGTTGATAGTGATGGGAACCAATGTAAGAATAATAAGTCTCCCAGCCGGTCTGTTGCTCTTTCTTTTATGTTGACTGCCTGCAGCCGTCATGCAATAGCGCGGGCTCCACTACACGGTTTTGATGCTCCAGTTCCAGGGTCAGGCAAGTCATTACTTGTAGACTGTGCCTCGATGATAGCGACAGGTCACGAATCTGCATCAATGGGAACGGGGCAAACGGAAGAGGAGTTCGAGAAACGTCTAGGGGCTGCATTATTGGCGGGCGATCCTATAATAAACCTCGATAATGTTGAAGGTCCATTAGGAGGAGAATTACTCTGTAGATGTTTAACTCAAGACAGCGTACAAATACGTATTCTTGGGCGATCCGAGCAGCCAACAATACCGTGTACAGCGCTATTTTCAGCAAATGGCAACAACCTTATTATGAAAGGTGACGTAACCAGACGAACTATCGTGGCGCGGCTGGACCCCAAAGTTGAACGACCAGAAGAACTGGATTTTAAATCAGATCCTCTTGATACAATAAGAACGGGGCGCGCTATTTACGTGCGTGCGTGTCTTACCATTTTGCGGGCTTTTGTTGTAGCTGGTAAGCCAAATCAAGACACAAAACCACTCGGTTCGTATGAGGAATGGTCCTCGCTTATCCGCGATTCCCTGATGTGGCTAGACGAGCCAGATCCGGTCAAAACGATGGAAAAGGTCAGGAACACCGACCCAGTTTTGCTGGCTTTGGCCGAGATGCTCACGCAATGGGATAGCGCCGCGAAGGCGGAGAGCATCGCGGAAGCGACCGTCAAGCGGATTATCGAGGTCGCAAAATCGAATTTTTCGACGCCCCAAAATGACGGATCTCCCAAGGTCGAGAGCAAATATCCGGATTTATTTGACGCGTTGCAGGCGGTCGCGGGTGATCAGAGGGGCGGAATCAACGGGGTGACGCTCGGGAAGTGGCTCGGAAAGAATAAGGGTCGTGTTGTCAACGGGTTACGGTTCGAGCATGGCTCGGGAAAGGCTATGGGAGGGGTTTTACGGTGGCGAATTTTGCAGTCTTGACCCCGAATCATAGTGGGGTCAGTGGGGTCAGTGGGGTCGTTTCAGCGCTACGCGCGAAAATTCAAAATAAATGCATGAATCCGAAAAATACACGTAAGACGTATTTCATGCGTGATTCTCTAAGAAACGGGCAGAACGACCCCACTGACCCCACTGACCCCACTATGGGGCGGTTTGAGCCATGTTGTGGGCGCGACGGCTGCTGGAAAGATATTCTATCAGAAGTTGGGTGAGGGAGAGACAGGCTAATGCCTCAGTCATCGCGGCGTGATAATCGGGTTATTGTTGTGCCGCCGCTCTCCCTCCGCGACCGCATGCTCGCCAAGCAATCCGATGCTGCCGCCAAATTCGAGGCACGCTTCACGATGAACGCATTGCTCCGCGAGGCGCCCGATCTGCACGAGGCATTGGAAGATCAGCGCGGCATGTTTCATGAGTCGCTCGTGACCGGCACGGATAGCGAGATTGTTATGCACGGTGAGGCGATGTGTCGTGGGTGGGCGGCGGCGATCACGGCAATGGAGAAGTCAGGCATAACCGATGATGCAATACATATTGGTGAGTTTGGCCAGGTTATTGTTGCTATTGGGCGACAGCAGATAGCGCCGGAGTGGGTGAGGGAGAAATATGGCGACGAGGTACGATGGCTCACTCCTCGGGAGGTAGCGGCAATGTATTTCCAGATCCGCCAGGTCGATGCCGTGAAAAACCTATGGCCGGATGCGGAGATTGTTGAGGTCCGAAACAAGGAGCTGGTAAATGAGCGATAACCATGATCCCGGCAGCAACCTCGTTGAGTACATCGGCCGACAAATCGAATGGTCGAGTCGTACCTTCGGGCCTGGCCCGCGCACCGCTGGCTTACTCGCTCATATTCGCAGTGAGTTGAACGAGATCGAGGCCGAGCCCGCCGATGTGACCGAGTGGATCGATGTGATTATACTCGCCATCGATGGCGCTTGGCGTGCGGGGCACTCGCCGGAGGCAATTGTCGTCGCGCTTCATGTGAAGTAGGTGAAGAACGAGGCACGTAAATGGCCTGACTGGCGCACAGCCGATCCGAACGGGCCGATCGAGCATGATCGGGATGGAGAGCAATGAGCGATCGCATGGTCGACCCAACTCGGCAAGGCGGCGAGGACATCGGGCCGAAGCGCGCGCAGGCTATGCCTGAGATGACCTACGAGGAGGCGGTTGAGTACCACGAGAAATTCGCCTGGCGAGCGTTGCCGACCAAGAGCGACCAAGCACGAGCCGCGTGTATTCGCGAGGTCGAGCGACTCCGTTTAGCGAATACGGAGTTAGCCCGTGAAGCACTTTCGTTCGAAGGGGAGGCTCGGGAGTCGTCAGAAAAGCTCGTTCGCTTCTATGCTGCGCTGCCTGGTATCATCGTTTGCCAGGAAGGCGACCCGACCGTATGCATGCATGACCCACCTGGCTATTGTGCGCCGTGCTGCGGGGTCCGGCGGCGGTGT